TGTCCGAATTTCCGGGTCGTCGGGGCTGCCATTGTCGATCTCCTTTAGGCCGGGTCGGCAAGCGCCCGGAAAGTCATCACCCCGTGGGTCGTAATACCATCGGGGTCAGTCATAAGCCGCGTCGACTGGTGGCGAATTTCCACCAGCCGCCAGAACGGCAACCTCAAGTCCTGCTCGTGGATTGCACCGCGCACCGCGGCGGCAAGGTTGGCGGCTTCCGGCTTACCGGCCGTGCGAGACCAGACATGCAGGGTGGCGTAAACCTCGACGCCGCCGACATATTCCGCATCGTCGTCGATGACCTGCATTTCCCCGATGGACACATACGGGAAGTCAGTCGACTGCGGCACCTGATCGTAAATCCGCCCGCCGGCCACGGTTGAGGCCTTCAGGGCCGCAACGATGGCGCCCTGAAGCTCAAGCCCGGGATCGGTCATTGCGCGGCTACCTGCTTGGCGGCTTTGTTGATGGCGCGGGACACGCTTGATTTCGATTTCTTGCGCATCGCGCGCCACGGGCCATAAAAAAACGGGCGCGGCGTTGTGCCGGGGTGCTTGGTGCCCTCAGCCCATCCGCCCTGATCGTGCGGCGATGTCCCGAATTCGACGAAGCGCGCATAGAAGGCTTTTTCATCGCCCGCCACGATCGTCACCGTTAGGTCTGGATCGCCTTTGATCGTCAGAGCCCCGCCGCCACCGGACGCGAGGTTTGCGGATGACGCCAGCTTCACGTCGCCCCATTCCGCTCGGATGGAGTCGCGGAGGTCGCCGGAGTCAACCGGGACCAACCGCTTCTGCATTGCCACGATCTGATCCGAGTTCGCCTTCAGGGCTCCCTTGATCGCTGTCCGCGCTGCCGCCGGCATTGCCTTCAGCTTCGCCAGCACCTTCTCGCGGCCGATCAGTTCCGTAGCCATCCACCAGCGCTCCTGCGGCTTTTGCGGCTGCGGCGTGAGCGGTCGGGATTAGACCCGACCACCCGCCCGGATAGGCAATCACAACGCCATTCGACGGCCGATAATCGAACGGCGAAGCGAAGCGCACGCGAGGCATTAGGCGCTCGTGCCGATGATGACGATGTCGTAGGTCACGGACGACCCGGAAGAACTGTTCGCGACAAGCAGGATGTCGCCCGTGCTTGCGGTCACGGTCGCGCCGGTCGCAGGGGCGACCCACATGAAGACGCCGCCGGGCTTGACGATGATCTTGTCCGTTGCATCCGAGAAGATGCCGAGCAGGGTATTGGAGCCAGCGCCGCCGACCACGACGTTGTTCGTGTTCGCCGAAGAGGCTTTCACGTAGATCGCCTTGATGGTCACGAACGTCAGCGTCGCGCCAAGCGGATCGACAAGGCCGCCGGCAAGATCGAGATTTTCAGTGGCCGACGCGGCAAGGGTGCGCTTGTCCATGAAGATCAGGTCGGCATTGCCAGACGACGTGCCGGGCGTCAGCGTGATTTCCGTCTTCGGAAGCGAATTGAAATCCGCGACCACACTGGCAAGATCGTTCGACCCGGCATAGGTGCCGCGCACCCAAGCGGTAATCACTGCGTTGAGGCTGCTCACAGCGCGACTCCTTCTTCTATGACCATCTCGATTTCATGACCGTCCGGGGTCGGAACGATCGACCGAATATTTGCCTTCCGGCCCGCATAAGGCCCTTCGGCGAATACGATGGTGTCGGCCGCAGTAATGTCCTGAGACCCAGGCCATGACCGCACCGTCACCGTTCCTGTAAACGTCGACTCTTGCCGTCCGCTCGCCACGGTCTCCCGTCCGAAGCGGGGCAGAAACGCGGCTCTAACCGTTACAATCGGCACCCAATCTCGGACAGGGTTTCCAAACCCATCGATCGGATTTTCCCCGCGGCGTTCGAACCGCACGGAGTGTCGATAGTCGCCAGCGGAAAGCATCAGACGTGCATCGCCTTAAAAGGGGACATCAGCCGGTCAAACGTCGCTGACGTGTCAACCTTCGTTTTTGTCCCGCCGACCATGGATGCCCGCATCTCGAAAAGATCCGTGACCATGATTTTTGCGGCGGCCATAACCGCGGCTGGGATGACACCGTCTCCGGCCACATACCGCACCCGCACGGCACCGGCCTGCGTTGCAGGCGTCGGCCACGTTGCGCCAGAAACCAGAGACAGCACGTCGCCTTCACATACGTAGTTGACGCTAGAAATGGTCTGCTCTGTCCCTGACGAGTCCAGATATTTGACCGACGTGATGGACTGCACCGGGCCGTGGAACAATCGGATTGGATCACAGAACGTATCCGTTCGAAGCTCCAAGGTTTGAGAATTAAACGACCGCCCGAACTGACCGCTCGCCCCATCAATATGACTGCATGCGGCATCGACAAGCGTCTGAATATAGGCATCCTGGCTGGTCCACGTGACGTTTAGCTGCGCCTTTGCATCCGCCAAAGTGAGGAACGAACTCGGGGGCGAAATCACAAGGATTGTCATCCGAGCCTCGACAGCAAGGGATACAGGTCGCAGGCCACCCGAGACCCGTCCGCATTGGTCAACGTCAGAATGCCGTCATCATCGATGTCAGCAGCCACCAGAGCCGCGCCGGCAGGCCCGGCTGGTCCACGCTCACCTTGCGCCCCACGCTCGCCAGGGGCGCCCCTGGAGCCCTTGGAAGCAATCAGTTTCCACCCTTCGCCAGGGCACCCGCCCGGGTCATCGCGGACGGCGACGAAGCCCGACCCGCCAAGCATGACCACGTCCATGGCCCCGTAAACTTCAGTCTGAGACCACGGCCCACGGTGGACGAAACTGCGCCCATCCGTTCCGTTGCGTCCCGCACTGGCAATGATTTGCCAGTCCGCATGAGGCGGCTGATGGCCCGTGTCGCGCAATGCCTGCCAGGACGACCCGTTCAGATGAACCACGTCTCCCTCATAGTGGACGCGATCTTCCCAATTCCGCACCATCGGCAATTTGCCGGCCGGGCCTTCCGGGCCGCGCTCACCGGGAGCGCCGTCCTTGCCGTCAATTCCATCCCGCCCGCGCTCTCCAGGGGCGCCATCTCGCCCCGGCGCGCCGTCCACGCCATTGCTGCCCGGCATTCCATCGGCGCCACGCTCGCCAGCAGCGCCATCCCGCCCATTGCTGCCGTCGCGTCCCGCTGCACCGTCGAGCCCGTCACGTCCAGGCGCGCCATCGACACCGTCCCGCACAAAGGCAATCCGCGCCTCGACCTGCTGAAGACGGACTTCCGCTTCCGCTATTTTGGCCGATGCTTGGGCGACGACGGCACTGGCCTGCTCTTTCAGAAGCGCCAGTTCCCCCGTTGCCCGATGGACGATGGCCCCGAGCGCGCGTTCCAGCGCTTCAGTGTAGGCCTGCATACCTGTGGACTCGTGCAACGATGTCATCGACCGCGTAGGGCTGGGCTGCATTGGCATCCTCTCGCGGCTGCGGATCGGAAGGCGGCTGGTCTGGCTGCGGAGCAGGGGCTGGCGACGGCGGCTGCATGGACATGCCGTAGCTCAGCGGAACCACCTGCTGCTGAACGCGTGGCTCGACGCCCGCGCCGTTCCGCGCCGCCGGCAGGTCTTCCCTATCCCGCGCTTCATCAGGGCTGTAGATGCCGGAAATGACGCCTAGCGACAGCGCCTCGATCCGATCCTTAAAGGCCGAGCGCATCAGCGCATCGGTATCAAGCTCAAGGTACTCGTCAGGGTATCCAGACAGGCCAAAAAGAAGCCCGAAGGCTTCCTCAATATGGTTCAGCGCGAAGCCAAGGCCTGACGATTTCCAGGAAGCCATAAGCGCTTCAGTCGACGCGAAAGGCGTCCCGCCGATGCCGAGAACCTGAAGCGGGATGCGGAAGGCAAGAGCAATCGCCTGATCGCTTAGCTTAAGCATCTCAACTAGATGCTCATCTGCCGCCGTGATTGGCGACGCCTTGGCCTTCAGGCCGGACGAAAGGATAGGCGTCCGGCCAGAATTGGCGCCCGTCGTCTGCTCCTCCCACCGCGCGCGCAGATCCTGCGACTGCTGCGGCGTCAGTTGCATGTCGGTTTCCAGCACCCAAGATGGCTTGGACTGGTTTATGTAATATGCAACTTGCTGATTGAGCGCGACGCCAGATAGGGACCGTTCCGCCAGCGTCGCCAAGATCGGGCTTTCGCCTCGCAGCGGGTGGCGCGGCGTATGCAGGCGAACATGAAGCACATCGCGCGCGGGAACCGGGCCCGATAGGTCAAACCGAAGTTCGGCCACATCGTTGCCGCTAAGGTCGTAGAAGATCTCTCCGGTCGTCGACAGGCGAGCAAAGCCCCAACGCATCAGATGGATTTCAGAGATTTCGAAGCGCGAATTTCGAATGCACAGCGCAAAGGCCTCGCCGTCTGAGTAAAGCCGGCGCGTCAGGTTGAGCAGGAAATCCGAAATCGACTGGTAGTCGTTCGGCCGCTTCATGACGCGCGATAGGGCCGACGTCGTGACCCGCTCGCGTCCGCCATTCGGCAGCTTGCGCCAGTGGTCGCCAGGGCACATGGCAACCGTCTGCGCATAGGCCCCGACGCAAGCCTCCACCATGGCAGAGCCTTCGCCAAGGCGTTGAACGCTCTCGCCCATCTGCCACCAGTTCAGGGCACTGCCAGACACAAGCCAGCCGCCATCAACGCGATAGGGGCCTGTGCGCCAAGCGCCTTCAGTAGCTTTTCGGAGCCATCCGCGGACGGTCGCGAGTGCGCCCATGGTCAGCGCTTAGCCTTCATGACCCGCGTCTTATACCAGCGCCTTTTGGGCTCTTCCGTCTCCTTCTGGCCCTCGGCGGCGTCATCTGCGCCGTCGGCATCGGCGAGATCACCCATCTCATCCGGATCGACGTTCCTCGTCATCGGGCAGTCAGAGGAGCGCATAGCGACAAGACCGCGTTCATGGATCAGCCGACCATCCTCCGACACAGAGACCTCCGCAGGGTGGACGACATCGCCAGTTTCCAGCACATACCATGCTTCACGTTCGGCCATGAACCACCTTAAGAGGCTGCAACAACAGAGATTTTCGAACCGGCCGTAACCTCGATATCAAGAGGCATGTCGGCAGGCCACTTCAGATTGGACGTGGTCGCGGTCGGGTCGGAAGCGATCAGGTAATGAAACGCAGCGCTTCCGATGATCCGAACGTATGCTGTTGCCGAATTGAACGCATTAGACTGCGTAGCCGTCGTGAAAGTGACGGTCTGATCGGCAACGCCGGGCTCGGACGGAACGGGCATTTCCCGCTTCGCCTCATCAACGCCGATCCGGCGATATTCACGAATCCAAAGGGTCGCCATAGATCAGAACTCCCAAGAGAGAGACCGGCGGGAAACCGCCGGCCTGGGATCACTTGCGGTCGTCGACCATGACGATGAAAGTTCCGGTCTTGGTGGCGCCGCCGGACGCAATGACGACCTTCACGCGGTCGCGGGACAGCGCGATCTTGTCGTTGACCGCGGTGCCGCCCGACGCATAGAGCGAGGCGACGCCGGCCGTCGTGTGGGTCGGCTGGCGAGGCGCCCGAATTGCCGCGGCATTCACATCGTTTTCCGCCCACAGCGTCCGGCCGTAGGCCTCAGCGGTAATCGTGAAGTCGACGCCATCGGCAAAGTCGGTCTTCACATACTGAATGTCCTGGATATAGCCGGACAGGTACGGAGAATAGGCGGTAGCGGAACCATCGGAAGCAGTGGTGACCGCGATTGCATAGCGACGCAGCATGGCTTGGGTCTTTCCTGAAGATCGGCTGCATAAGGAAAGAGGGGGCCGAAGCCCCCTCCTGACTCAGTACGAAGTGCCGTTGATCCACTGCACCATGCCGGTGCGCGCCATGGTCCACGACACCGGCAGGATCATCCGGATACCGGTGGAAGCGGTCTGCCACAGCGACCGAACCGGATCGGCCGTGGTCGGTCCGGTGCCGGACACGATCTCCAGCGGCGTGGTGTCTTCCATGTGGATCGTGGCCTGCTGCGAGACATCGAAGCGCGGCACATCGCCCATGGCGGTCGCGAAGTCGGCATGCCGAAGCGCGACGAGCCGGTTGGCGGTGGCATAGGTGGATTCGACGATGTTCACGCGGGCGCGGATATCGGCGAACCAGTTGGTGTTGTTGGTCGGACCGTCCATCATCGCGATCGCGAGACCCTGAGCCGGGTTCATAATCACAGTGATGTTGTCGGCCGCATTCGCCGAGATGAACGGCGCCAGCAGCGCCTGGAAGTCGGCCTTGACGGCTTCGTGGTCGCCGCCGCCGTAGCCGACCGCAGCGGCCGACACGCCGTTCAGGAGACCGGCCGGCCGAGCCGTGCTGGACGCGGTGGCATCCAGGAGGGCGGAATCCAGCGTGGATGCGGTATCCTCGAGGATGGCGCGGCGCACCAGAGCTTCGATGGCCGGGACAGACCTCTCGCCGAGCTCATCGGAGTAGGCGACGATGACGCCCATCTTCTTCGGCGTCAGCGAAGCCGCCGCCGTGGTCAGCTTGCCGACGCGGATCGGGGAACCTTCGGCGACCCAGCCGCCGCCGGCGGTGCCGGCGGTGCGGCGCGGGATGTTCACGGTATTGGCGCCGTCGATCGAAAGCGCGATGCCGCGCTGACGCAGCACCGGATAGATCGAATACCCGACGAGCGCCTGCAGGAAGCCCTGGTTGACGGTCTGCATGAGATCGTCGGCCCAGTGCGAACCGGACGTGGTGCCGATGACCTGGTCGGCCTTGGCGATGAAGTGCGTTGCCTCATGGCCGGGATAGGCAGCATCAAGCACCTTCTCGATGCTCTTGCCGGAACTGATCGAGATCGTCTTTGCGGTCGCGGCCCGAACCAGAAGGTCGAAGCCGTCAACCTGCTTCTGCGGAAAGCCGAGAGGCCGGCGCGCGACAGACGGAGCCGCCTGGCTGCGATCAACGCCGATCTTCTTTTCGGTCTCCTGCAGGGCAGCAAGCTGCCGCTCGGCGACTTCGATCTCGGTGTTCAGCGCCTCAACGGCGTCGACATCGAAGTCATCCGCCGCCGACAGTTCGACAAGCCGATCCTTTTTGGCGACGAGTTCGGTCTGTGCCGCAACGATGCGGTCGGAAATGGTCTGCTTGGACATGGGAGTGGGCTTCCGGGGGAGGTTGCGTGCGGCGTGCTCGCCATGAATGCCGCGACGCACCGTCTCGCTGTCGTCAGAGGCGTTCTCGCCAAAGACAGCGGCTAGTGTGTCCGCGGATAGATTGAGAGACCGGGCGACGGCCAGGGCCGCCGGATTGGCAGGAACGGCGACAAGCGACGTTTCCAAAAGCTCTTGCTTCTTGTAGCGCTGCCCGCCGTAGGGCTCTTTCGGATTGATCGGCTCGGACTCAATGGGCCGGAAGCCAACCGAGACGGCGCGGAGAACGCCTTGCTCGACCAACCCGCGCAATTCGTCGATGCGAGCGCTGGTGCCCTGCGCTGCCAAGGCAAGGCGCCCCAGCAGGCGGCCACTTTCGACGCGGACGTTTTCCCAAGTCCCAATTGGGAACGACGAAGAGTGCCCAAAAAGAGCGATCGGATTTTTCTTGAACTTTGCAAGTTGCCAGCCTGTCGGCTCGACGATGTCGCCATAGCGATCCACGGTCGCATCGGACAACACAAATTCCATGCCGTCGCCGCGTTCGGCGACAGTTTTGCGAACGACAGTCATGGTGAACTCCTAGGCGACGAGCGCGCGGACATCGAATTCAGGCGTTTCGAGCGCCTCGCCGGCTACGCCGAACGCCATCGTCAGCGCGACAAACCCGTCAATCCGGCCCGGCGACTTCGCCTTCGTCGGCTTGCGATTGCCAGCAGGGTCTTTCTGCGCCACCGCATTCGCCGCGCACATCGTCAGCACCGGGTGGTTGCCGTGCCGGACCTTGCCGGCGAGGAGCGCCGTTTCCGTCGTCCGAAGCGCCGGACTCATCGACTGGAACCCCTGCCCGAACTCGACGAAGTGGGCCTCGATCTCTTCCTCATCGAAGCCGACCCGCACCAACCACGGCTTCAGGTGCTTCCAGTTCCATCGGTCAAAGGCAATCTTCGCGATCTTGTGCCGGTCGAAGACGCCGCGCAGGTGCTCGGCCACGAACTCATATTCGACCGAGCGGCCCGGGGATGCCTCTAGGAAGCCCTGCGAATGCCACACGTCATAAGGCACCCGATCCTTGCGGGCCTTCTCCCTCAGCCCATCTCCAGGCAGCCAGAACGTCGGCTTCACGTGCCAGACGCCATCAACCGGCGCCATCAGCACTAGAGCCGTCAGGTCTTGCGTTTCCGACAGGTCCAAGCCGCCATAGACCGGCGCATCGCCAAAGTCGGCCACTTCCCCGCCGCACGCTGCCCATACGGCGCGGCTCACGATCGGATTGTTGACCTCAACGCGCTGGTTGAGCGTGTAATTGCGGTAATCTGACTCCAGAGACGGCATCCTCTGTGCGTCGCTGGCACGCTTCCTGACCTCCACCGGGTTGAGGAAGTCTCCAAAGGCCGGGTTTGCCTGCTTGATCGCCTCGTCAGAAAACGGGTCGCTGTCCATATCCGCCGAGTACAGGCTCAGGACAATTCTCGGGTCGGCCCCCGTCTTGGCGTCGTCGATCAGGATAGACAACAGGTCGTTGTCGGTCGGTGCCTGCGTCGAGATAATGATGGACATCGGCGCCGCATGCGCGCCCATCGCGTTCTCAATCGCGTTGTAGAGTTCAGACACAGGCCCGCGGACCTGGCCTAGTTCGTCATGAACCGCAAAAATGGGCGACTGCCCGTGCGCCGTGTTGGCGTCGGCCGAAAGCGCTTTGTAAAGCGTGCCAAGGCCAGGGCAGAACAACTCCTTGATCGTGTCCCGGATGACCACATGCGGCCCAAGTTCCGGCGACAGCCTCACAACCTTCGCAGCAAGCTTGAAGAGGATGGCAGCTTGGTCCTTTGACTGCGCCGTGCTCGGTAGCTGCGTGTTCTGAACCGCCTCCGGGCCAACCAGGTGCAGCAGCAGCAGGAATGCGGCCAGAGATGTCTTGCCGTTTTTTTTCCCGAAGCTGATGATCGCCGTCCGCGTACCGTGCGGGTTGTCGTAGATTTTCCGCAGGTCCGCTTTTTGGAAATCCCGCAGCCTTGCCGGCTTTCCTACATCCTTGCCTTCAGGCACCCGGCAATAGCGTTCGATCCACGCGATATTCCGTTCAGCCCGAGTTTGTAGAATTTCATTTTTATCCGGCCGGGGCTTCGCGGATTTCATTTTCGCCAAGTCAGGCTTCCCACGGCTTTTTTACCATGCTTGGCTTCCGCGCTTGCTCGTGCTTGGTGGTCGCCTGCTGCGTTACCCGCATACGGGTCGCAAGAGACGAGATTGCCCGGCCCTCGCGCTCTTGCATGCCGTACAGCTTATCTAGCATCTTGACGTCCAA